CAAACTGATGTCGTTATCATTGGCAGCCAACCAACCCAGGTCGCCGGCTTTGAGTGGGAAGCGCATAAAGATACCCCCGCCCCCGAAGCGGTACACCGGGATGTTGTGCACGTCGGCGCGGGCGATCTTGCTGCCGTCAGTGCCACCCATCATGACAATAGGATGCAGGATTGCGCGGTTGGTGGTGTCGTCATAGCTGACCACGCGGGCGGGCACCATGCCGTCAACCTCATTGCGCAACCAGTTGGCAAGGAACTCATTGGTGATACCGCCCATGTTGCCGCTGTTGGCCTGCTGGGTGTTGGGCTTTTGAATGTCGGTCATGCTCGGGTCGCCAATGCGGTGTAGTAAAACGGTGCATCATGGGTTGCTACGTCAAACGCAAGCTGCGTGATCACGTAGTCACCATTGGCTGCCGGGTTGATCTGCGACACAAGCCGCAGGGCACCACCGAGGACCGTATCTGCATCAATGAGGAAGGTCACTTTTAGGCCCTTCTCCGTTGGCTTGGGTACACCTACCATCCCGGTGTTTTTATTCAGGATGCGGATGCGACCAGTGAGCGGCATTTTTGCGTCTTTGACAACCAGCTTGCCGTCATCAATGTAGGCGCTGACTCCGCCCGCCTGTTGCAACAGCTCAACCTGTTTAAGCTCAGGGCCGCTGTGCGTGTAGTTGCCGATATTCTTGTCTTGTGCCTGGAAGTCGAGCGTTACGCCGATGTCATCGGCAATTGACTTGGCTATTGCACTTAGCTTGCTCTGAGCCCCTGCGGACTTCGCAGAGAGCTTGCCCTTACTCGCGTTGGCAGTCTTCGCGGTGATGGTGAGTTCGATGTCTGGCGGTATGCTAGGCTCAGCCGCAGTGATGTCCCCAACGAATATGCGAGTTAACCCCGTGGACACCCTACCAACCTCAAGGATTAGCCGCTTGGGGGTCGGGTTGCTGTTGAATGGGCTCGCCTCGGTCACCAGAAAGTCACGGGTCTGACGCTTGAGGTTGGTGATGGTCACGGTGCAATCATTCTGCTCGGGGTTGGCGTACTTCGTGCCGGTCGCTTTGACCTTCAAACCCTCGTACCAGTTGATGCGCCCGCTCACCTCAATTCCGACGCGCACCCGGCGCAAGTCAACAGCCCCCATTTTCAAACCTCCCCAAAGCTCATGTAAATAAATTGCTGGTCGACGCCAAAGCGGTCGTAATAGGGTAACTCATCGTCCTCGGTGAGAATCCAAAAGTTACCCGACCCCTGCATATGCTTGTACGGGATGAGCGGTGAGCCCGCAACAATGCGCTGGCCCGACAAAAGTAGCACGTCATTCAGCACCAGGGTGCAACACATCACCCCATTGCATTCCTTGATTGTGATGTCCCAACGGTTGCCGTCTAGCGTTACCGACAGCTCTTGGTTTGGGATAGAGTCAAGCGAGATAGTTCTCATCTGTTGTATAACCCCGCCAGTACCGAACCTTTGCGTTTGGTTGGTGCGTTGCTTTCGGTGGTCTGTACCTGGCCTTTCTTAACGGTGCTCGCCTGCGACTTGTTGCCGTTCGGGCCACCAACTTTGCTCGGTGGTAATGCGCCGTACTCAGGTTTGATGGTGTCGAAAACCCGCATCTTGATTTGCACAACAGTGCTGTTGCCCTGCTCGGCGTTTTCATCGTGCGGCATTTCGTAAATCAGCATGCTCGAATAGGTGTCAACCTTGGTCTGCACCACCAAACTTTGCTGAGTTTTCCACGCTCGCTTGAAGGCTGCGTAGACGTTGCGCATGTCCTCGGTGAGCAAGAACGGGATGTCTATTTCAATCGGCAAATAGACGATATGGTCTGACTTCTCGCTGCCGTCCTCAGCCGTAAAACTGAGGATTTTGGAAAGCTCCCGCACCGTAACCTGCATCGGTGCCGCAAGCGGGAACAACTGAGCCAAATTATCAGCGTCAAGAATCGCGATCATGTCCTGACTCAGCGAGTTGACGTTTGTGTCAGTTGACGCCATTAGCGCGCCCTCCCGTTGGCCGAACTTTCCTGCATTGATTTGAGCTGCTTATCAAGGGCACCTGTCGATTCCTTAGCGATACCGTCAGCGTCCTTGGCTTGCGGTGCATTTACGGTGATTTCACCAACGCTCAAGTTATTCTCAACCTTGCTGTTGCTATTGGCGTTGGTGATTGCGCTGCTTGTTGTCGAATTGAGCGGGCTGGCAGCGGCAGCGGCCAACTGTTGCTGACCCATACGCACAGTGTCGTTACCTGGGATGTCGCTTGCGTCCTGGCCGCTACCACTCGGGCGCGCACGACCTACCTGCTCTTTCGGGCCTGCATTTTTACCGTCTTCCCCGTCCTCACCCTCGCTACCAATACCGAAGAACTCAGCCACCGTGGACACCCCGGCAGCGATCTGCTTAACGCCACGCATGATGAAATCAATCATCTGTTGGAAGCCGACAGTGATTGCCCGCCAAACGTCGCTTGCCATCTGACCGAGGAACTTGAAGGCTATTGCAATGCCGTCAACCAGTGCTTTGACGACGGGGTACTTTTCGACCATCTGACCAATGAACGAATCATTACCATCAATGAAGTTCATGATGTCGTCATAGATCAGCGCGAAGGCAGCAGCAGCAAGCGCGATGGCCGCACCAATAGCAATGATTGGCCAGGTTGCAGCCAAGGTCGCAGCAGCAGCAGCAAGCATTGGCGGGACATACATCACCGCAACCACTGACCCGATAGCGATAAAGAAGCCCGCCACTAAATCCTTGTGGTCTTCCAGCCAATCGAAACCAACAACCAAGGCGTCAATGACCTTGGTGAAGTAGGGCATCAAGCTTGTGCTGATGCTCAAGCCCGCCCGCTCAAAGCCAGCGCTTAATTCGTTCCATGCCGACTTGAACTTTAGCGCCTGCTCGGCGTTCTCCTTGGTGACCACACCTTGCTCTTTCTGCTTGGCAAGCAGCCGCTCAAGTTCTGTGCGCCCCTTCAACAGCATTTCAACGGTGCGGTTGTCGGTGATGCCAAGCTCTTTGATTTTAAAAACGGCTTCGTTCTTTGGCAGCTTCTCGACGGCAGCAGCCAAGTCGAGCATGCCAGCTACTGCACCCTTTGCGTTCCCGTCTGTACCCTTGAGCCCTACGTTGAGAGCCTTGAACGCCTTAGCGGCGCCGGACTCGGCGTCACTCATTGCCTCGCCCATTTTCTCAGCAAGGTCCGTGAGCGAGTCGCGTGCCCCTTGGGCGTCACCACCCGCAGCCTCAGCCGCTTTACCGAAGGCGTCAACGTTCTCAATCGTTTCACCCAACGCGTCTGACGTCTGCTGCAAGGCGACGATCATGTTGGCAGACTCAAACACCCCGCCTATGCTCGCCTTCGCAGCCAGGAAGCCAGTCAGCGCGCCAGCAGCCCCAGTGATAAAGCCGGCCATGGATGAGCCAGTTTTGGCTGCAACTTCATCGGTTGCTTTGAGTTTGTGAATAAGGGCATCGGCTGACAGGGTTGCCTTTTTATTGCCGTCATCAACCGACTTGGTGTCGGATTGAAAGACCGTGACCCAGGTGTCGAGAATACCGCCCATTACTTGCCTCGCTCTCTTGCGTACTCAGCCGCTCGGTACTCGTTATAGCGATTGACCTGCACCATTTCCCACAGGTCAAACGCTTCCTCCATGTCTATCGAGGTTTTGAGGTCGGTGAAGCTGACAGATCCCGCGTGCCCGGTGAGGATGCACGCAATGAATCCGTCACTGTTTGGATAAGCAACGGTAGGTGCTTGGCAATCAATCCGCTTAAGAAAGTCGAGAGATCGCCTTGACCGAAAAAACTGGTGTTGTATTGCAACATGGCGTACTCGATGCGCAACAGTTGCTCGCCGTCAACCACGTGGTTATTGATCAGCGCTTTGTTGACCAACGCAAGCTCTTGACCATTATCAAGCCGAACCGCGACGTGCCGCATGAGCAACTGCATCACCTCCTCAGAGACGTTGTATTCCCCGAGTTTCGGAATGTTGCTCACTGGGTATTTCGCCATCACTTCCCGCATTGGGATTGCGGGAATCTTTGAAATGATGAACGTTTTCACGTCACCATCAGAGTCCTTGATTTCAACATCCTTCGGCTTGATTAGGTCAGACATTGTTAGTTCCCCGTTGGCTTGGTTGTTGCGATGTTTTCAAATGTGAAGCTATACACGCTGTCTTTGTAACGACCGGCAGACGTGGCTGAGCGACCAGGCATGTACGCGCCGCAGTGACCGCCTGAGAGCGTCACAGTACCGCCGTCAGGGTAGTTGCCGATAAACGACACTTCGTCACGTGCAACGCGCTTACCCTTGGCCGCACGGTTGGCGTCAAAGAGGTATTGCAACGCAATGTCATCCTCGCTGCCAGGTACAACCGCAACCTTGATTGGGATGGGCTTAGGTGCCGACCAGTGCACCAAGGTGCCGTTGGCGGTCATTGCGCTGTCAGCAATTTGCACCTCGGGAATGTCGAGCGGGTCAGTACCATCAGCAATCTCGCTTACGGTAACCCCGTTCGGGTAGGTGTTGCTCCCAACGACGCGAAAGCTAATACCCGTCGAACTGATATCTAGCGGCATAATTAACGCTCCAAGTTATACGAGGTTGTGCGAGCCTTCAATTTTGCGCACGACATCATTTTTCGAATAGACGAGAGTGTACACGGCTTTGTATTCCGTGGTGTTGCTCGGGCCAGTGTACGGAACAATCACAACGTCAGCCCAATAGCCGTTGGTTTGCACGTCGCGCCAGGCGTCAGTGTCGCCAGTGATCTGCGTTACTGCGATCTGTTGCAGTGCGGTGAACGGCTTGCCGATGCTGATAACACCGTTGCGTTTTGCTTGAATCACGCGACCCAGCAGCAGGCCCATGACCACCCCGCGCCCTGCGTCATCCGCGCCAATTTGAGCAAGGGAAAGTTGACCGCTAAGGAAGTCAGCTTGCAGCGAGGATTTCAACCACTGCTCATTGAAATGGACGTTCATGTCCAGCGGCGCAGTGGCACCACCAAGCAGATAACCGCGCTGGAAGAACGCAAGCTTTTGACCGGCGTTCGACGTGGTGCCGTAGTAGTTCACACGCAAGGCGTCCATTGCGTTCGCGGTGGTGTCATCGCTTACATCGTTTTCATTGGCAAACGGGCCTTGACGATACATCACGTTGACCACGCAGTTGGTGCGGGCATAGTCAATCGCAGCGCCGATGGCTGCTGGTAGCGATTCCTTGTACTCACCTGCCAGGCCGTTGAGAATCAAACCGGTCGATGCGTATTGCGACAACTGCGCGTACACCTGCGCCGCGTTGGCCAGGGTGACTTGATAGTAGAACTGATATTTGATGTTCAAGCCGGCGTTGTACAGCGCCACGGCTTCGGCTTGGTCAACAGTTACAGCACCCGCAGCAGCGTACGAGAACGAGCCAAACGAGTCAGTCACTTGCTCAGCAATTTGCAACGCCTGCACCGGTTGCTGTGGGGCTGCACCAGGCGAGAAGATAGACAGCGCAGCGCGCCAGCCAAGCAGCGTGCCGACGTCGCCAGTGACAGCAACGCCAAGAGCTACAGGCGCAACACCAGTTGCACCACCGACCAGATTGAACGCACTTGCAACGGCGTCATAGGTAACGGTTGCAGTTGCCCAAACAGGCGCAACGTTCGCGGCACGGATAGCGGTTTGCAGGATGCTCGCAACATCGGCCAGGGTCAGCGCCGTGGAAAAGTTCAAGCCGGCCAGGGACACCGAAACCGCGCCGAGGGTCAGCGGTAAAGTGCCCGCAGTGATAGCGGTGAAGCTTGCGAGAACCGGGTTGGTCTTGGCACCGAAAACACGCGGCTCGCGAGCAACGTCAACATAGGCTGCGAATCGCAGTTCCTTTGCCTTGCTTGCAGGCGGTGGCGAGATATAAGCCGCGTACTGCGCAGCGAACTCAGCATCCGGGGAAGAGCTACCGAACAGAGCAGCAGCAAGAGCACCGATGTCATCGCTCAGGGTTACCACGCTGCCTGCTGGGACTTTCGGGTCAGTGGTGAAACGAAGCCCGCAGCGCGACCGCTCAGCGACTACCTGAGCGCCGACAACCCCGGACGTGATTGGAACGTAGCGGTTAATGCTAATAGGCATGGTGGCCCCTTTATACTCGGTGGATTGCGATATCTGCGGTTTCGATTATCGCAGACTTTTGGATTATGGAACGTCGGTAGCTCATAGTAAATTCAAACATCGGCCCAGCTTCAAACTGTGCACGGTCATTGACTACAAAGTTAGGCTTAGTTGACGGTATCTTTTCAATCCCCATGTTGTTCGCTTTGAGCGCTTTGATGAACGGCGGTGACTTCAGCAGCATCAACGCCAACTTGACGACATCCCCCGCACGCAGCGCGGTAAGGTCGGTTTTGTTGACCGGTGCGAACCCCTGCACCTGATAGGTGATGCGCATCCGCTGCGTTGACGTATCGACCGTTTGCCCTGTGCCAATGTCGTGCGTTGTGTTGTAACCCTGCGCACCGTGCGGGTCATCAGCAATCTCAACGAAGTACAACACCGGACCATCTAGGCGCCCTTGGTTGTCGGTTTGAAAACTGGATACAACCTTGACCTCAGGGTGCCCTTGCTCGGTCAGCATTGCCAACATCTGCGCCCGAAAGAACTCTGCAATTTCGTTATTGTTCATCAGTCCGCAACCCCAATGTCAACAAACATGGCTGACTGCCAACCATCTACGTCGTTCCACGGAACATCCGATACCGTGCTGTACTTGCGCCCGTTGCGCTCGCACAGGTCAGGCGACTCACCTCGGTTGATAGAGTTGATTTGCTCAGTGGTGTAGAACATGAAGTATTTCTTTGTCAGGTCGAGCCCTAGCGATTCATATTTTGTTTGGTCCACCGGCTGCCATGAGCCCTCAACAGGCACCTGCGCGGCATACGTGGTCACCCATTCACCAATAGCGTTCTCCACGCGGGCTGTGGCTCGGCTCAGTGCGATCTGCTGGGGTGTGATGACCGTGAGCGCGATGGATAAAAGGTTGCTGCCGGGTACGCTCATAGCGCTGCATCCTTAGCTGTGGTCTGGTTGGTCAAACTGGTCTGCATATAGCCAGTGTCATGCAACGGGTCTTTGTTCACTTCCTCAACGCTGAGCCCCCGCTTCCTTGCCCGAGCTGCAACAGTTGAGTCTGCGAGCTTTTCGAACTCGGCGGTTGCCAGGGTCTTGCGAATGTCGCCGGCTATCTGCAACCCAACAAGGTCGTACATGTTGGTCGCGGTGTGCTTGCCGTCCATCACTGACTTCGAACCCTTGGCTATGAGAACGCTCCACCCCTTCTGTTTCTCGGTCTGCGTTGCGCGCACAAAGGAACGCGGGGGTTGCCCGTTCTCAGGGTTACCAAACTCAGCAATGACCGCAGCGTATGCAACCGGTACGTTACTGTCAGGGTATTTGGCAGTCGAGAACCAGCCAACCGCAGCTTGCTTGCTTTGAAGCTCGGCAAGTCGCTTGGCCAGCACCTGGCGCCCAACCCCCGCCCCTCTGCTAACGATCACCGTAAGCGCATCCGACCACGAGGAACACCGAAGACACCCCGGAACGCCAAGCCCTCAGGTGCGCCCCCAACGATGCCACCGCCCCGCGACAGAATACGCAGTAGGGCCAACAGTTGCTTGCCGTATGGCGTGGTGTTAAGCCAGTAGGCCCAGGCGCTCTTGCTCTCAGGCGGCACCAGGCTCACCGATACCTTGTCGATAGTGGCCCCGGCAACCGGCGCGGTGCTGGTGTTGCCCGCAACGATGAGCTGATTGAGCCACGCAAGGTGAGCGGTCATCAAGTCGAGGGCGAGTTGCAGTTGCGCCCCGCTCATGCCGCCCCAATCGCTTGGGAAAATGTACGCGGTCGCCATAGTAAAATACCCCGACAGTTGCCCATCGGGGTATTTGGTTGTGCTCGTGAACGCTGGGAACTGTTCGCGAAAGGCGACCGAGTTAAAAGTATGCTCGGCCATGGTGTCTCACCTTATTTGCGGTTGCGGCGTGGTGTGCCAGTTGGTGGCGGGGTATCAAGCTGCACAGTGTTGACCACGGTGGGGGCTTTCAAGCCCTCGGCCAAATAGTCCTGCTCAACGTCAGGCGCCGAGTCGTCGCGGCCTTCCATGTCGCTTGCAGCCAGATCAGCGTCACGAATGTCCTTAACACTATCAATGGTGATGAATCCGCCTTTCTTGTGGAACTTGAACACCGCGTCATTTTCGAGAAACGCCAGCTCATCGTCAGTTACCTGAGTGCCGACGCCACGCGGGGTGATGATGGTCTTGCGGTGAGCGACGTTCGCACCACCATTGATGGTGACGGATTTACCGGCAACGCTCAGGCCACCGGGTGAAGTTTTCCATTCGGTGTAAGTCACTGCACCGGTCATGGTCGAAAAAATCAATGGCATGTCAAAGCCCTTCTGTTGTTTGGATAAGGGCGCCCAACATAGCACGCCCTTGACGGTTTGTTAAACGCCAGTGATGCGGTACACGGCGAACGGACGGGTCACCATCACACCGGCCAGGGCGTTGGTATAATCCTCAACGGTGGTTTTGACGTGCTTTTCAATGCCCAGCGGGTGGACCTTGGAAGCGATCAGTTGTTGAATCACCTGACCTGCGTCATCACCGGTTGCGTCAACCTTCTCGACATAGATGTAGCAGACGTTGGCGCCGCCGTTGGCCGCGTCGAATTCCGGCGCGTCTTCGGTACGAACGTTCGGGTAGTTCTCTTTCAGCCACTCGCCAACCGTGGTGGTGCCCAGGTCGTTAGGGATGCTCAAGAACTCAATAACGCTGACACCCGTGGCCAAGGTGATTGGCGCTTTCTTCGGATCGATGTTGCCGCCCGAGCGGGTGCGCAGTGCAGCGAACGCGGTGCGCAAGTCCTTGATGATTTCGAGGAAGGTTTTATCCATCCACTTGGTGGAACCACCAGCACCGGCAGGCACGGTTGCGTAAGCCAACAGACCAGGGTCGTTGAGCAGGCCGTAGGTGCGGTTGCTGCCGTTGTTGAACCCTTGGAAGCCCAGGCGGTTACGCGAGATTTCCAGCGCCATCATGGCCGCGTCACGCTTCTCGCCCGCTGCGTTATCTTTCATCAGCGCGGCGCGTGCGTCTTCCAGTGCACCAACCTGGAAACCTTGTTCGAAGCGCACGATGTCGCGCTCTTCGTACGTTGCGTTGTAGCTGGAAAACGGAACGTTGCCGTGGTCGCTGTAGACCTGTGCAGCGCCGACCGATTCCATGACCTTTTGAACAACGCTGCCCATTTCCCAGGAACCAACAACACGCTCACCCAGCAGTGCGTCAATCTTGCGCGCCGAGGTGAGAATACGGATGGTGCCAGGTAGCCACGCCTGCGTGAATTGCAGCAGGGTTGCAGCACTTGGCGTGGTGATCATCGCGGCGTCCATCGCGAAGGTCATACGGCGGAAATCGGCCTCGGTCAAGTCAACGCCGATGGCGTCCAGACCCAAGCCACGGATACCGTGAGCTTTGATTTCCTCGGGGGTGATGTTCATCACGCCAACATTTCGGGCGTGAGTAGTAGAGCGGGTGCGGCTCGGTTGCAAGTGTGCCATGTTCGCGGCGTCCCTTAGTTGGTCAGTTTGATGCAGATGACGTCGCCGCCAGCCAGGTCAGTGCCGATGCGATACACCACGGCGTTAGGCACAGCCAGGCTCAAGGCCGGTACTGCGGTTTCAGCAGGTACGGTTGCGATCACACCGGTTGCGATGGTGTAAATCACTTTGTCGCTGATCTGAGCCGGGGCCGCAACGCTCACCCACACCATGCCCATTTCGAAGAACGTTGCGATGCTGCCAGGCTTGACCAGCAGGCTTGGTGCCAGTGGGCCACCGGCTGCGGTGCCGTAGTTGATCAGCTCTTTTGGAGTGCCAGCGATACCGCCGAATTGCAGGTCGACGTTGCCAGCGGTGTCACCACCAGGGCCATACAGACCGGTATCGCGGTTCTTGGTGAAGTAGCGGCCAAGCACGCAGTTAGCTGCGGTGGCGGCTGGGTCGATGGTGCCAGGGGTCGCACGCAGCGGGCCGTCAAATGCCAGCTCGCCAGGAATACCCGCGCCAATGTCTTTGTTCACGGTTTGCTGAAACATTATGCTTTGCTCCGTTCGGCTTGCTTGAGTTGCATCAGAGTCGGCTTACCGTCTGCTGCGTCCATTGCGTCAACCATGCCATTGCGCACGGTGACGTCTTTGCTTGGGTCGCCCTTGGCGATCAGCCAACCCTTGAGGCTCGAAACCTCAGTACCCTTGTCGACGTTAAGACCAAGCTTCTTGACGCCATACGCAGCAATCTGCGCTTCTGTCTTGCCCGAGTGGTCAAAGACACCGACGTGTGGTTTCAGTTTCTTTGCCAGTGCGTCACCTGCTTGCAGGGCTTTGAACTGCGCCAGCACGCGGGAGTTGACAGCCGCGTCCATCGCTTCGACGGTTACCGGGGCTTCGTCCTTGGCTGGAACGTCGGCATCAGCAGCGGCTGCGGCTTTAGCTGCATCGTCTTCGTCCTTGGCCGCGACAACTTCTTCATCAGTGGCTTTGACTTCTTCTTCGTCTTCGACCACAACCTTTTCAGGGTCGGTGGACGGAACGAGCTTTGCAATTGCCTCGGCCAATGCGGCCAAGAGTTTTTGGATTTCGTCCATTGCGGATGCACCTTTAATGTCGTTGTGGTCGAGAACTGCAACGCTTGGCCCCATCCGCCCATCATCAACTGATGCTAAGTGGTTGCCACGCAGATTCCGCTGTATTAAATCATATTTCTCACCGTTGTACTCACCAGGCTTCCATTCGTATGCGCACTGGTAACCCAACGACAATTCACGCTTGCCGTTTGCAACTTCGTTCTTGTGCGCTTCGGAAAACAACTTGATGTTCGAATAGACCGTTTCGTCATTCTCATCAAACAACACTTGCTCACCGGTAACGCCACCAATCCCCTTTTCCTCAGGCCGCGTGTAGCCCTTGTCATCGCTGCCTAACATGGTGTGGTCATTGATCCACGGGATGAGCGTGCAGCTCAACAGGAACTCAGGTTTTGCAAGTTCCTCAGCAGAACGGAAAACCATGTAAACCTTCTCAGGGTCAAGGTTCTGCTCTTTGATCATGTCGGG